TGTATCAGTAGCATAACCCAATTCGCCGGTATCTAATAAAATTAGCTTCCGATCAGAGTCTTCCCCCTGTCTCACGATAAGCTTTAATAGAGTGTTTTGGAAAATTTCAATTGAATTTGACATATATTATAAATATTTAGAATTTAAACATCGGGATAGCGAATTCGCCAAGTTCTGTGTTTATAACCGCAAATCCAGCTGATGATAATAATATCGTGGATGTTCCTGAAAGAACATTAAAAATGCTCTGATTGGTATATACGGTTTGAGATATATGACCATTGAACACCGACAGCGGGGATGATGTAGATTCAGCTCCTGTGAATGTTTGTGTTATTGTTGATGTTTTTCCAGTGACAATACCGTTATCATTGTATGTGATGTTTGAAAATTTAGCTGTCCCGGAACTTCTAGCCAACAAATTCAATTGACCAGAATTCAATGAAAATGCTGATATGTTGACTGTTCTGATATCAGCAATCAATTTACCAGCACTCAATGACAAACCAGACCCGATTGCGTCTTGGCTTATAGCACTTGCGCCTACTGAATTCGTAGATGCTCCTGTTAATGTAAGAACACCGCTGCTGAATCCTAATCCAGTTCCGATATTTAATTTTAACGGAGATCCACTTCCACCAGTTAATCCATCTCCGAGTGATGATGATTGTATTTGATCTTGGGTGATTCTAAATACTGATAACTGATTAGTTGAAGTTACAGTTAATGTAATTCCATCCACATTCGCAGACAATCCATTTGTTGGAGTGGCTACCAATCCACCCATGTTATATGCGGCGTTTGCTGCAAATTTAGCAGCTCCTATTCCGTTGTTTTTAATCTGGAGTTCTCTATTGCCATTATACTCAATGGATGAATTGTCGGGTTTAGATCCTATAAATCCCCACGCTGATAATTGATTGTAGTTTGCACCGGATAGCTGATATAAAAATCCATTTTCATTTACGATATCACCTCGAACGGCATTACTTAAATTAATTCGACTTCCTGAAGTTTCTAAAAATGGATGTGTGATATTACCAGCGACCACTCCACCTGATAAAATACCATTTCCGATGAAAAGTCGTTGTGTATCAGTGGTAAATCCTAATTCACCCTGATCTAATATTATTCTTTGACGCTGGGAATCGGTTCCTCGTCTAACTTTAAGTTTTATAATTGAGATGTCTGCCATAATTATGAAATTCTAGTCCAAATATACACTCCGTATGTTGGGTTTGTTGTTGTGATCGGTGTTGTTTGCCCAACTCCTGCAATACCTGACGTTTTTCCAACGGTAGGAATCACATCATTTCCTTCTAAATTATAAGATACTGGGTTTGTTTGCAATCTGCCAGCTCTCGCCATGTAATTTTCTGATGTCAATGGATCTCTGTCTGGAGCAAAATCTGCTATATTATTAGCTATGTAATGAAAGTGGTCAGGTATATTGGATGCTGAAAGTGTTTGTTGATAAAGACCGCCGCTATTGTTTCCAGATGTCACAGTTCTTGCCACACCGTTGCTGTCTGTTCCAGTTCCTACGCCAGTGATTACACGACCTTGACCGACTTGCGTCCAAACTGTGCCTAATAATCTAATTGATGGGTTTGCGTTGTCTAGAGATAGCAAACAAGAGCCGATTGGATAAATGTAATCAATGAAATTAATCAAAGATGGGTAAGTAGGATACACTATATTACCACTTGTCAGCGCTCCTGTTATTCTAGCGCCTTCTCCCGATAATCCCACTGATAAGGACGATGCATTACCGAGTCCATCATACACTACATCAACCCCTGTCAATGATGGAGTTTCAACATGTAACATAGATCCATATAAATCAGATATAAACTGATCAGTAAATGATTTCATTAGTTGTATTTATGCTTAAAAAACGCTTTTCAAGATAAATGCACTAATTTCTTTTGTAGATCATTTATGATAGTGAATATTCGCTGTAAAGAAACAACATTAATAGTTTCGTTTCCGTTTAAAAATAGATTTTCTAGCTGAAATTGTAATTCGGGAGTTGGAATGAGTGAATCTAGAGGATTAGCTAGATCACCCATTGATGTTTTAACCTTTTCAACAGCGGTTGCTATGTTTAAAGTATCTCTGATTAAGTTTAGAATTGCGGAATTAAACGATAATCCTAAACTGCTGTAATTACAATTGAATTTCTCGAATTTTTTATCTAAATTTAGAGGTACAAAATTTTGATATAGTGAAGTTTTAGTTTTTGAAACATATAAACGCCCTATATTATGCATAATGAAATACAAATAACCGTTCTTTTGCAGTGTTGTATATGTCAAGTTGTTATAACTATTCGATTTCATTCGATTCGAATTGAATTTTATTTGAATAGTGTTAATTTTTTCTTCAGTTGTATTGAAAAGATAGTCACTTATATAGAAAAAATTAGATGATCTAGTTTTAGACAATCGATTGTTGATATTCAGCAATGATCGAATTTCAGTATCCGGTCTTTCTTCAGCGGATGCGTCTATTTTATCTATAGACTTTATCAAGTAGAAGAAATCCGAATCTTCATCCGAAAATTTAATAGCAGTGGTATTTTCAGAATATAATAATTCCTCATATCTGAAAGTTTCGGTGTAATTATCACTATCGAAAAATATAAAGTAAGTCTTTTCGTCTTTTTTACCGACGATGATGATATTGTCATCCTCTTTTCTTATATCTATTCCTATTAATTGATCCAAGTTGAGTTGAGACAGCGGCAGTGTTAAAAATATCTCGTTGGAATATTTATTTTTTATATAAATGACATCATTTACATATTCGCTTCGTTTATTATATCCCATTGCATAGTATGCTATGGTTTCTGAAGTCGCTGAAAGTGATATTTGATCTTTTAAGAATAGATTATTACAATCTTCATATTTTGATAAGTCGTATATTGATAATGAATCTTCTTTATAAAAGAATAACTCATTAGTGTCATAATCTTGTTCTATTTTTAAATTATCTGTTATAGGTGATTGTGATATCACTGCTAACTTTTTAGATGGATCGTTGAAAGTTCCGCTTAAAGTATATGTAATGTTATCTGCTACGCAATAATATATGAAATTATCATCTTTATCAACTATAAAAGATCCAGTGGTGACTCTATCCAAAAATGCCCATTCTTCGGAATAACTGAATGGATCACTGTGGGTATATACATTTTTACCATACATTAAATCATCAGGAGTTCTGATATCAGCTTCCGTTGATGTTAATGTGTAAAAATATGTATTTTTATAGTCGTATGGTAGGTTATTTGGATTTATAAATATACTATTTTGGTATATTTTTAAATTATTATCATCAACTCTAGTTAATAATTCAGTTAATGTGTTATCGTTTAAAATATCCAGCGCATTCGGTATAGCTAAATCGATACTCGGAGTAACGCCATCAAAAACCGCTTTACTTATGAATAAATCACTTAAAAAATTACCATTAGCTGATAATTGACGAGAATCGCCCAGCGGTTTCTTTCCAGAGAATGCAGATCCATTCAAAACATGGAAATATCCAGAATATGGCACTCCGTCGATGGTGAATGCATTTCCATTATCGTATTTGAAATAAGAAATCATATATAGTTTGTGAATTTTATTTTATTTATGGTGGAAGTTGCTGGGATATGGCGTTTAAGTTTATCCAACATAGTAGATTCTAGATCTTTTAAAGTATCAGGATTGCTTATTCCTATATTATCAATCGAAATATTTATAAAATTACTCTTATTCGTGTTGTTGTTGCATATCATTTGTAGATATGTGATATCATCAATTGAATTACGCATTCCACAAGGAAGCGTTATTGTTATATCATCAACAGTCTGTCTATTTTGAATAAAAGGCAATATGAATGCTAAATTTTCATCTATTTTTTCATCAGATATGAAAATATCTGAAGTTATAGCATTCACTGTGAAAATATCTTGGTCATTATAATACAGCTTTCCGTATAATAGAGTTTTATTTGAAAATTGACCGATTACCGTGTTTATATCCAGAATTTTTTGATTGTTTAAGAAAAAGAATCCAATTCCTGTCAATGCATCATAGCTGAAGCATATAAAGTTGTCTTTATATTTTTTATATGATGTAGTTGTGGAGAAAATCAAGGTTTGATTATTTGAATTGTCGAATAATTTATATTCAAAATATAGTTGATCGGATGTTTTTGTGATTTTAATACCTGCGTCTATGTTATTTCGAAGACTTTGGATTGTCCATTCGGGATCGTCTCCTTTGAAATAAAACGATATGGTTACTTTACCAGAATCGTTGATCAGTGATTGATAATTGTAAGGTACTATATTCACACCGCACGCTACTGTATTAGTTGCTGATATAGTTTCGAATATTGTACTGTTGTCAAATCTGTGATATGTGTATTTTTGATTAGGCTTAAAGCTTAAATCGCTTCTTTTATCAAAAATTGCAGTTTTTGCGATTGTTGAACTCAATGAACTGTTAGTGGCTATTAGTTTTTCAATAGCTTGCTCATAAGTTATATCAAATACTCCTTTTTGTGAAAGTGCTGCTCGTTTTGATATTAAATCCGGGTAATAATACCTATCAACCCATACTTTATTGGAGTTTGATCCAGATAACCAAGTACATAAGTATGTTTTTCCGTCATTTGCATAGTTATTTGTGTTTAATTGAAACACTTTGTCTGCATATAGAGGAGTATCGAATGCGTATGCTCCAGCGTCGATGAACCTACTATCATTAATATTCAAATTTGAAAATGGATACATGCTGGATGGAGCATCAAATTCTGTAATTCCCTGTCTTATAACATAAGGTTTGTTATAAAACACATAATTTAAATTGATTTCAGAAGAATTTTCAGAATCTATTGGGGATGTTATACTGGTATAGTTTCTGAAATTATCAACTGCGATATCATAACCGGATGATAGTAAATTCTGAGCGTTTGTGAATGTTTCATTCACGCTCAGTTGATTTTTGAGAACTATTACATCTTTGTATTCAGATGAATATGGAGAATGTATTAAAAAGTTATTATTAAGATCAAAAACACTTTTAGAATAATCTATATCATTTGAATTATTTAAATATGTTATAAAAGAGCTGTTGGGTGTTCTGTTTAAGATATACTCATTATTTCTAGATACTTTGAAGTAGTTGTTCAGTATTAGAGTTTTATTACCTGCACTCAGTTCGACGAAAGTTAATGTATCATCAGTCTTTTTAACTAAGTTATTATTCCCATTTATGTCTTTAATCAGATATAACTCTTTTTTGTCGTTATAAACACACTTAAAATACTGTGGATTGGCTGCGTTTATCGCTGTTGGTAAATGAACATCCCAAATAAATTTCAAAGAGCCTGCATCATTTGCTAAAAAGTATTTCTTGCCAGAATCCACGAATGAAACTGTGCATAAATTAGGTATGTGAAATTCAATATCAAAATATGTGTTGTCACTTAGTTCTTCGTCGAATTTGATGGCAAAGCTGTCGAATGTTGTGCTTGAAGGATTTGGTCTAGATAAATACAACGACCCACTTTGCAAGTATGTCATCAATTTTGGAGCAGATATAGTGGAATCATCTAAATCCATGAACCAAGACGCCAGCATATTTGTGGTTAGATATAAGTTGGAGTATTCTTTCGTTTTAAAATCGTTGAATCCCGATAAAGCGAATGGAAAATTGAAAGAGAACCCGTCTTGGTAAGTTCGCTTAACCTGTTTATACGATGTGTTATCCATGTTTGACTTCCATATTTTGGAAGTCAACGATGATAATGATTTAATAACAGTTTCCATTTAAAATATTTAAGATTCAGACTCAATTAAGAAGCCACCTTTGTCAACGGAAAACAAGAATTGTTTGTTATTTCCAGATAGTTGCAATATATTTGTATAAATGTGTTTCATGTCGCCTATACTTTCGAAATAATCAGATGTTATTATATTTATGGGTTGTATAAGTGAACATATATCGCCATTTATATACTCGATATTGATTTCAGCTGATAGTTTTTTGTATCTTGCTGAAATCGATGGGTAATATATGTGAACTTGATCATTTGCCAATAATGAACTGAATTTGTTGTATAATATTTCTGGAATTATGCTATCAACTCTATAATCCTTTGTAAATGAGCTTTGATATCTTACAATTTCGCCATCTCCCCAATTAATAGTTAAAAATAATGGAGCTTGAGTTTCAGATATACCACTCAGCGTTACCGTCACAGAAGTTAAGTCAGTTAATTTAACTTCTGGTAAAGTAGAAGACAGTGCTGTCGCAGATGTTGAAAAATACAGTGTTTTAGTATTCATAAGATAAATTCTTGATTTATTACATTCGCAGCTGGTGTTGATTGTAAGTAAACGTTTGATAACGAACTGTATGATGAAGACATTATGTTCGAATAACTATCGAAACTGCCCATGTAGACATGATGTTTTAAGAATGTTACATCGGGGTTGATGATAAAATCATATTCGTGAAGTGCTATCATTTCATTTTGGTCTTTTGCCAAGAATGAAATGCTGAATATTTTGTTGGTGTCAGTATATACCAACACTGGAGATTCAATTTTATCAAATCTTACATTATTTCCAGATACATTGAAAAAATCTTCGTTTGATGTGTAGTCAGTCTCATTTATAGGGAAAATTTTCAAATTTACATCAGTTAATGTATCATATTTGTATATTTCAGGATATAATATGTAATTATTTGATGATATGAAAGGAGTTGTGCTGTTTAATACACAATAATATATATCGGTTCCTATTTTAAATCTGTTTGATAGTTTATTTACATCAGTTGTGTCATGCTCAATAACATAAGCTGCTGTTTTTGGATTTATAAATTTTGAATTTTCATATTTTATTTTTTCAAATATCAAATAATTATCGGTTTCGATAGATATCGTGTTATATGCTATTTCAAATTTTGAAATACTTGATAATTGAGCAACTACGCTGCCATTATACTTCGAACTCAAGTATGAAAATTCTGTTAAAAGCGGACTTGTTGAATTATAGTTTATATTTTTTACAAATATCTGACCATTTAAATCTAACCTATCATTATAATTACTATCTGTTATATCATCAATTACAAATGATGTCGCATTTGATGAATCGTTGATATATGCATAATCGACTTCATCGAATGTGTAATTATATACAAATTCTGTGGTGAATTTACCTCCATCAACATTCAAAACATCGTTGCCAGATAATGGTCTAACTGATTGTAGGAAATTGGCAGTATTTGCTGGAAATGATGTGTCTTTCAGCGCTCTCTGAATTGGAGAAGCGGTGTATATACCAGCATCAAACAGTGTGTTGTAATAGTACACACTCGCTCCCGGAAAGGCGTTGAGATCTGAACTGATTGGATCGCTTAAAAACTCAACATCATTCTTCATGAAGATTGCACCATCTCGTATTTTAAATGAAGGTGTTATTGAACTTTCAGTTGGGCTTATCAACTCTTGATAAGGTGTAAAGTTTCTAAAAAACAAGTTCCAAGCCCCAGCAGTTGATGAAAATGAATTCGTATTTGAAGATATACCAGATCTTAATGTTTCAGTGTATGATGTACTATCAGCTATAGTATAATTGAAATTATACCCCTCTCCATATAAATCATCAAAGAATTTATAACCATTCAGCAGCAAACTCTTTATATTGTTTGGAGTTTTGACTTGAATTGTGGATTTGAAAGAATCGTCAAGTTTAAATAATCCAAATCTATTTCCAAATACATCACTCTTTTGATCCGCTATATATCCTGAATCGAATATTGATTCAAAGCTTTGATCAAATTCATCCGTTTTCAGTGTTGTATATCCATAATACTTGGTATCATTTTTATTTGAAATTGGTTGATTTACAGCTTCTGATGATGATGCATTTCGTTTTAAATACTCGCCATCGACAAAAAATGTTAAAATTTCACCATTGCTTCCGAATATATTAGGATCTGGGAAATAATATAATGAATTCGGCTGTAATGCATCTATATTAATGGAAAATGATTCATTTTTACCATCGATAAATACAATCCCTGTTTTACTTGGTTTGAAGAAACCTACATTTTCCTTTGTTAACAAACCTCCCTTTATGGTGGACGCTGTTGTTGGATTGTTTCTGTTTAATATATTCTTAGATGAATTTGTAGCATCGAACAATTTACCGGAAACGAAGTCGGTTGATGTAGATCCGGTTGATATGTAATAAAAATTACTACTTACACTCTTACGAGTTAATTTTCTCTTATTTTCAAATAACTGATCCGCTTCTTTTAAAGTTTTAATTTCATCAGACACTCCGCTGAAAACACTGGCGATTAGATCATCATCATTTCTTAAAAATATATCCTGCCCGAAATCTAAATCCTTGTAGTCATATATTTTGATATCTGGTTTCTGATCGAAGTATAATCCGTATGAATTGTATAGTTCTTGAATATCGATTTTTATTTTGGATTTGATGTCATCAATATCATATTCGATCAATCCATATTCTTGATTTTCTAAAAATTCAATTGTTTTTTCTAAAACAGTTTTCTCTAAACCTAGATTGCTGCCTTTTAATTTCTTTCTAGTTATCTCATACTTTACATCATCTCTTTTTGTATTGTAATATTGCGATATTTCCAGCAATTTCTTACTATAGAAACCCAACACAGTATCCAAATCGTATCGATCATTAAAGTTTAACTTCTGTAAGAAGTCTCGTTCTTCGAGAGTTGTGTATTTAATATTGATATCGCGTATAAAATCACGATATTTCTCAATTATCATGTTGGAATTTACAGAGTCGCTATTTTTCTTTTTAGTATTCCAACGTTTTATATATTCATTATAATACGCTTGTAATATTTCAGGTTCGAAACTTACCGATATAGTTTTAATGAAAAGTAAAAATGACATCGGAGAACCGACATCCAACGCATTTACTTCTAATACATTTGGATTTGTTACGCTCTTCGGTATTTCAGGGTACCCGTATTGCAGAATTGATGACATTGATAATATTTAATTATCGAACGTTACTTACTTCATATTGACAAGGATTGATAGAGCGAATCCAAGAACATAGTATTGAATATTCCAGAATTTCCAAAGAAATATTCAGATGTTGGAGAATCTGACGATATTGTTGTGTTCGGATTTGTGAAATCAATAACATTGTCAATTATAGTTCCATCATTCACATCGATATATTCGAAAAAGATATAATACTTTTCGAAATCAAGAGGAGTGAATTGTGTTGGAAGAACCAATGGCCAACCCCAATTACTATTATATCCAGACAGGGTAAATTGAGACCCAGAACCGGCACACAGCGGCTGATATGTGTTCAGTAGAGTGTATGTGTTGCTGAATTTTTCAAGAGCCACTATGGGGGCTCCAGCGGTTATGACATAATTCAATGTATCAATTTGATTACCTATATTTTTACCGTACTTATCTTTTTGAGTATCTCCACGGCTGTTGAAATTTTGTTTAAATTTATTAGTCGTCCCTACAAGTTTGTTTAAACTTATAGATGCTAAGTTAGCAATGCGTTCGATATTTTCAGGATATTTTATTGGTGTTCTATTGAAAACCAATTCTTCATTATCCACTAAATTAATATCAGAAATTAAAGCTCTTATATTTTTAGTGTCTATGTCTGTATTGTTTTGAATAAAGTTTGCTATTTTTTCGTATGTTTTAACCCCTATAGAGTCATGATCATATTCATCAGATCCAAAAATAGCAGCTAAGAAATCATTAAACAATACTGGATTATCTTTAATTCTCTCTTGAAACGCTAGATTATTAAGTGTCTCAGCCGCATTGAAGTTTTCGTTTACTTTATATATGTCATATAAATTTCTAGGCAACACATTAAACAGAGCAGATTCTGTTGCTAAGTTGAATGATGATAGATAATTGTTCTGCAAAACAGCGCCACATGATAAAAATACATCGGTTAGTGTTGTACTTAATGAATTAAATTTGACATAACCTCTAAAAGATCCATTATGATCGATGTCATCTATAGTATAATTCAATGATGATACTGTGAAGTAGCTTGAATTTATAGGTGTTGTACCTGCTATGATTGGAATATTAGATTCTGTTAATAGAATGTCACCAGATTCGGTGGTTAGATATTCTGCTGATAATACTGATATTGCGAGATTGTTTAATTCAATTGGATTAAAATTTTTCAGAGAGTGAAATTGACTATCTTTAATTTTAACTACGAATGGAATTTCGCTTGATGTGAATTTAGTGTGATATATATCAAATGAAGTGATTGCTGTTTTCTCACCATCTAACCCGTTTGATGTTATTGTAAGTCTTGATGCATCATTGTTTTGGATTATGTTAGCGCTCAACATAACTCCTAAATTATTCACATAATTCACAGTTTTCCCATCTATGTTGGTGAAATCGCTGTTAAATTTAAAAGAAATAGCTGTATTTCCAACCGAATCATCTTTATAATATACCGCTTTCTCAGCTGATGTTCCAACAAAAAAGGAACCGTTATCGTTTTCAGAGCATAAAACTATAGAATTGCCAGATATTTTAGCATATAGTTTAACAGGATTACTTATTGTAATTTTAGGAACTTCATAATACTGAGTATTCGCAATGGCGTAATTATATGTACTATCAAATATGGAATATGTTTTTTGTAGATGTGCGAACTTATTAGAATTCACACTGAAATAATTAAGACTCGATGATCCAGATACATCATATACTATATCTGTAATTGGCTGATGCCATGGATAAGTGGCGTTTAAAACCCAAGGTCCATGTATAACGGATTCTTTTAATTCTAAATAACCTTTATTCGAAGATAGGTTTGTAAACTTTAAAGTGTGTGGGATATAATCTTTAATTTCAACATTTTGTGAGTATGAAGATATCAAAGCATTGTTTTGACAATCATATACTAATAAATTAACAGTATACACACCCGGAAATGTGTAATATTTCGTAGCAGTTATCGATTTTGATATGGTTCCATCGCCAAATGACCACACAACATCCTTATTTGCAAACAGATCCAAATCTGGAACAAATTTAAATGGAGTTTGTTCTAAACTATAAGAACTTAATACTTGTTCGTTCTTATAATCTAAAACATTGAATGTTGTGTATGTTGTTTTTAAATCAGGCATCGATTATTTCTATTTTATTTATAAGAGACTGAGGAGAATAAAAATATGGAAATTTATAAAATGGTAATGTAGTTGTCTGATTGACAAGATCATTATCACTGTCTGCATATACAGGATTCCACGATAAGAATGATAATCCATTGAAGAATGTATTTTCTAATGTGTTTTCGGTTCTAATTGATGAAATTCCATCAATTCCTAAAATATTAGCAGTTAAATCTGATAAATTGAGAGTTTGTCCAAGTGTGTTATTAGATGGCTTGAAAAAATCTAATATAAAATCATTCACTTTAGTTTTAAGTGTTGATTTATTGATTTTATTGTTTTTATCTCGAACAACGACTATTCTAGAGTTTGAAACAATCGAAAATGCTGTTGATGATGTACTAAATCCGACATCGAATGCTGTATATATTGGATCTCTGGCGACTATCTCACTTGATATCATCTTTTTACCTCTGGTCAGATCTATTATAAGATTTTTAAATGACTCACTTAGATAATTGGGATAACTTGCATCTCTAAGAACATCAAATTTAGGAACGCAGAAAATATTAACATTGTTAAAATCGCAAGAATCTGCAAAATTTACTTGGTTAATTAAAACTCGGTTGACTTTATTGGGATCTACACATATTCTATAGTAATAGTCGATATATTCTCCTAAAAATCTATCATTATCAACCACCTTAACTGAGTTTAGAATGTTGGGGAGGCTTTTTAGAATGAATTTTTCGTAATCTTCTTCAGTGACTAATCTATATTGAGCTGCTATCAGATAAGGAGCATTGTTTTTTATAGATTCCACACTTTCAGCTTCGCTTATAGTGGTAGAGTTTAAAGGATTTGAAAATGTCAACAAAGAACTCAGTGTGGTTGTTATGATTTGAGAATTTGAAGCTGTTGTATCTTCATATATTTGATTGAATGTGTTTGTAAAATAAGTAAACAGCTTATTCCCATTTATAGCATTTTTGCTTATGATTCCTTTATTTCCATCACTCAGAATATACATTACTTTAACCTCATCACCGATGGCTAATTGTTTTCCGAATGTATCATTTCCAAATTTAATTTCATAATTTCCGCTTTCATTCAAGCGAACTTCGTAAAATCTATCAGTTGGCTTGGATAGGTATAATGTGTCGATCTCCTTATACTCATACCAAGTATTATTGTTAGTTTCCTTTACATAGACACTCAATGTACCATCAGATATGAATTTAGAAGTAGAGGCATCCACTAAATTATCCACCACCACTGGTAAAGTTTCAAATCCAATACCTTCAGCGATGTAAGATGGGTATTCTTCAACAGTTCCTTGATACAATATCAAATTATCATTGATGGATTGTATTATTTCTTCAGAATTTGTGGTTTTTTCGAAAATTGTATCATTTAATACAGTGTATTGGATACTATCAACCAAAATATAACTATATTTTCTAATCATATAGCTTCCGATAGCTAAATCAGCCGCCGCTACACAATTTACTGGAACTATTGATGTTTGCTGACCTGTTGGTTTATATCCAATAAGCTTAACTATGCGATTCATGTTTTCATAAATCGAAGATTGATCAAATAAAGATTCTGAACTGTTTTGATTCAAATAAAACATCAAAACATGCGTGTAATACGCTAAAATTTCAATAAGGAATGATATATTACTTCCTTCGTAATTTTGATCAGTGAATGTTGAATTTTCGTTTAATCTTTGTATTATGAAATTTTTTAAAGAAACAGCATCGAAATTAACATACGCTGTTTGTGGAAGATTATACTCCAATGTATCTTTATTGCTCATTGTCAAATATTTAATCAAGCAATGACGTAACCAGTGGATGCAAGCTCTGATTTTATACTCAATCCATACACATCAAGCGAAGGAACATCAATTTGAAGTTCAATGTTGTACTGATTGTTATCTTCATCCGCCACAACATTCACACTTTTCAGCACAATGCGTGGTTCCATAAGGGGAAGCTTTATTTCAATGTCGTCTTTGATTAAATCTGTAGTGAAGTCGTCAATTGGTTCAAAAAGATACTGTCTCAGATCCACTCCATATGTCGGATTTAATATTTTTTCACCGGGAGATGTCAATAAAGCATTTACAACGCTGTTTTTAACTGATTCCACATCGTAAATCGCTTGAACATCTTTTAATACTTCATTTCTGTTTAATTGGCTGTTGTAGCTGTATGAAGGAGATAGATCCAATGATAGATCTTTGTATAAGAATCCATTTTCAAGCGCGTTTTTGGATACTGGAGGAGCTTCCAGTGATTTTATCTTGATAGCCATGTATAATATTTAATACATGGGAACTACTCGGATTTCTTTTTAGGTTTTTTCCAAGAAA